ATGTTTCTATTATTCCTGTTGGAATTCCAGCTATGTCACTCCATTGCTGGCTTGAGTTTGCTAAGTTGGCTGCTACAGTCGTACCAGACTTAAATACTGTAGCACCTGCAGCATCTTTTAAATGAATACCAATATCAGTGGAATTTAGCCACCCTATTGTTAACACATCTATATTGTCACCTGTGCCTAGAGATCCAGTATCAGGATCTGGATTTACTACCAGAGCCCCTTTACCAGAACCATATTTCGCCCCACTGATATTAAAATTACTGCTTCCTATAAGAATATTTTGAGTAGCTATTGTACCTGCAGTAATCTTACTTGCGGTCATTTCTTCAATTATAGCTTCTTTAATAAATGTAGTTCCGTTGACAATTCTGAATGGGACAGTTGCTTGGTTGGCGTTTGTGCCTGTTGCAGGATGTGCAATAACAAAATCATCAGCAAGAACAGCAAATTGTGAGGTTACTTGGGCATCCGCGTATTCACCTTGAGCTACGGTGCTAGACAAACCAAAGCCCGATATACGTCCGTTTACATTGTGCTTTAAGAAATAGTGCGCCCCTTGTTTATTTACGGCAGCTACTGTTCCAGAACTGTTACTGCCTACTGTTACGACTGTGGCATCATAAGCTGTCTTTAAATCGTTAAAATCCTCTATCAATCCAGAACCGCCATTGCCGACCACACTTTGCAATGAATTGAAATTACCATTTAGAGTAGTAGTGTTTGTGTCTAATTGGGCCAATGCGCCTAACACGCCCACTTTATTTACCCCATTAATACTGAACAGTGTGGCATCTAGTTTATCTAATCTTGTAGTCAATGCGGCATCCAAGTTAGCTGCACTCAGCCAACTATTGGTATTTTCCAACGAAGCTGTGGTGAGTACTTGGTGTCCAGTTGATAACGATAAATTCGAACTAACACCGTTTAGGTTTACATGTCTAAACCAATATCTATAGTTTTGCGCAGGCGTTAAGCCTATATCAACAAAGTGTCCCTGAATTGAGGCAACTAAATATGACTCATTGAATGTAGGTGCTGACCCACTCCAAGCAGTTTTATACACTTTAGTATAGCCGTGTCCGCCATAAGTTGGAGGAGTCCAAGTAAACTTTGCTGTTGTAGATGTCACCACAATTACAACACTTGCAGGTGTTGTTGGAGTTTGGATTGCTACTACACCGTCATCACCATCTGATCCAGTAGAGCCATTGCTTCCGGCGGCTCCTTGTGCGCCTGTATCACCTTTAAAATCTGTCCAGGTAAAGACAGTAGGGTCGCTTGTATCTACTGTTGGTGTTGATTTTCCATTAGCGATACCAATAAATTCTTTGCCTGATGGCAAAGTACTTATACCTGTCCCTGTCGCACTATCAGCATAAGCAATCCAAACATTAAATGGGCCTGTTCCTACAGCTGCATTAAGATCTGCTTCATTGTAAAAGACAGTATTGTACACCCACGCGCCATCAATATATTTATATATTAGCTTAGAGGAGGAATTATAATAATGATCTCCATTCTGTAATGCAGATGCGTCACTCCGTGTTGTGGGGTTTGCTGAAAGAGTGCCTAGGTAAATTCCATTCATTTCTTTAAAATGGGTTTCTAACGCTAGTAACTCTGTAATATTATCAGCAACAATTTGGATCTTATCATACGCGCTCTCAACGTGTATTTGTACGCCCCCTACGTTAGACGTTCTCTTATTTTTTAAGGCCATCCATTATCCCATATTTTTTGGTTGGATCTTTCCAGTTCATTGACTAAATCAAGGTATGTAACTCGTTGTACACTGGCTTCGAATTTTTGGAGGTATTGTCCAGAACGATCAACCCCATCTATAGGAGGATTGGCAGCATATGCTCTAAATCCAACATAATTTAATAGGGGTTCTAATAAACTACGTGGAATTTCCACATCAACTGTTGTTGGATCTATTTCTGTAGAATCAATCATATCATGATCTGCACGGTACTCTACTGTAAGAGCTACCGTATCCAGTGGATTGGGTACAGAAAATGAATTATAATCTCGTGTGGTAATAGAGGTTACACTATTTACATCATTAAAGGAAAGTGCAACCCCATCCTTATCATAGATATCTGTAATTTTAAGGACATCATCTTTAAATGGGAAGGTAGCACTATCTTTGAGATATTTTGTTGTAGCAGTGCCTGTAATAGATGAGTATTTCGAATCTAGATAATAAATACCAATAGCAGCATACTGTTGTATTTCTATCTCACGGACTTTTATTGGAAAGCGTTTATACAGTTCCGTCAGTGCAAGATTGATATGAGAGATCACCGCAGGATAAGATTCTTGTGCAATAACGCCACCGGCTTTACCACCCAGAACAGTCTGAGAGAGCTCCCCATAAGTTAATTGATCAAATATTTCAGAGAGCAACATAGCAGGGTTCCTTTAATAAGAGTTAATAATTAGTACCCTATACTATATAGGATTCCAAGTCATTTTTTGCAGCGTCTTCTTCTTCTATGTCCCAGATGCCTGTATAATCTTTTTTAGACATGTCTGCTTCTTGGGTTGGTTTCCAGGGAGAGAGACTAGATAACATAGAGATAGTATCAATAAAATCGTCATGTTTACTTTTAAATCCTCCTTTGGCCGCCAAAGATAATTCTCCCATACATTCTATCATCTCAGGGCTTTCTTTCCGTTCTTCTGGAAAAAATATTTTATTCATTTTAAACATAGGCAAGATAACATTAAAACGCACCATCTTATTTGTGTTAGGCCGAATACCTGGTTTACCACTGTTATTTTCAGAAGCCATAGTAAAATACTGGTTCCTGTTTAGCTGTTCTCTTTGTATCCAAGATATAAAGCCGCCTTGTTGTCCCGTTACCTCAATTGCCACCTGTTGTGGTCTATATTTCTGGGACAACCTAAACAAGTCATCTATATTTTTATCCATAAGTTGTTTTTCACAAACACCGTCAACCCACAACCAATCCCCTACATTATTATACGCCCATACAGATATTACACTAAAATCTGCTGATGTTCTTTCACTAGTTGCAAAGTCAGTTGTAATATAGAAGTTAAAGCGGCCCTTATTTTCTAATACACTTTTTCTTTCATACCATGAAATGTCTGCATCTTGTACTAGTCTGTCTTCATCAGACATAATACGTAACATAAGTTCCTGGTTAAAAGTATCAATCTTACCTGCGCGTGAAGCTTTGTCGTATTTTTCTTTTACATATCTATAAGTAAAACGATCTTCCCATGCCCCTCGGAATTCTTCCTCGGAACACGGAAATCTCTCACATACCGGGTACACGTTTACATGCCAAGCACCAGATTCTACAGCCTTATATAACGGGTCTTTTGAATTAAAAGGAGTACCTGACCAAATTACCTTAGATTTTGTCGGATGTAGCGCATAATCAATAGCCTTATACACTGTATCTTCAATTGAGGATATGATTGTTGCAGAACGCGCATCTTCATCTGAAACCAAATCATCTAATATAGCTAATACAGGGCGTTTACCCATCTCTTTAGATCCACGAACCCCCGTCTTAGCGCCGTATCCTTTAACTACAAAAGTATTTCCTGCTTTGTTTCTAAATTCCCACCGTACATCTGTAAATCTAATATAAGGGATATACTCCTTAAGGAATTCACTGTTCTCATAACGGAACTCAAGGTTTTTCCGCATATTCTTCACACCGTTTTCAATACTATCTGAGACATATAGCGCTAAGTCTATTTCTCCAAAGTCTGGAAGCCCTCCGTAAACACCTAGGTACAGAAACAGGTATTCTCCTAAGAGTGTTGTTTTGGCTGCTCCTCGAAAAAGCATATTTACAATGTTTTTCTTTTGTCCTGCTATTTGATCTAACATTCTAAAATGCAATACTGGCGTTAAGTTCTCTTCTCCTGTCACGCCATTAACAAGTTTTATAAAGTTAATAAATTCTAAGGCGAAATCCCCTGGAATATAATCTTCATCGGCCCCATAAACAATGTCATTAACGTAGTGCTCGACTGTTTTAATTTCAAGAGTACTGTCGATATCAACTGCTAACATCATTGTACTCCGCATCTACAATACTATCGTCTTCCGCTATCAATAACTTACTGTGTGCAACTTCTTTTGCATTCATTGACCCACTAACAATCATTGCTCTTTGAGTCTTTACTAACTCTAAGGTAGAGTTGCGTAGTTCAGTGATAGATTTATCTTCTTTAACAGAGATATCTAACTCGATTTTATTTGCTTCAGGCATTTTAAGATGAGTCAATAAACTATTAGCAGCATCAGATCTCACCTTGTCACTGTTGGATGTCATCATCAGTTCTGCTTGTGCATTCAATGCTTTTTGGTACATATCTGCATTAAGAATATGTGATGGTACAAGAGTCTGCTCAAAAATAAGATTAACTAATTTTGTCTTATTATAGGATGACACATAACTAGCAATGTCTTTTTGTGAGATAGCCTGAGTTAAGAATCGTTGATACCGGTCTGGAAATGTTTTTGTGTACGCTTCAATATTAGAGGAGCCAAATAATTTATGGCTTACATATCTCACGGCATCTATATATTGTTGTATCTTGAATTTACCATCTCTCATTACATTTGTATAACTAAGAATATTTTCTCTAAAACTTTCTTTGAGAATAGGGTCTGCAGTAATCTGATTTATCTGGTCTATTACAGAATCGCTAATAGCATGATTTAGTTTCTTAGGTAGAACCCTAATAAACTGTTCTTTAGTGAGTACATCACCCATAATTATTACATCTCAGTTATTAAAAAACTTACTATAACGTGTTAACATAGTAAAACTCAACACGTTTATTTGTTTTTAATATGTACCGCTGCTTCAAAAGCATCTATTTCACCACTAGCTGTGGTATATCTTATTTGCATTCCTAGTGGTTTACCTTTTTTTGTAAACACTTGATTAGAGGTAAGAGGTATTCTAAATTTAAAAGAAACTTTAACTGCTGGGCTCCCTAAAGTTATATGGTCTACTTCAAGTCCCGCTGCAGTGGCAGCCGTACCTAACACAACCGTAACATCATTCAATGTAGTGTTTAGAGCTGTCATTTCTTTTGTGAAATCTATCTCATATGTGTGATCTCCGGTATGATCCAAAGGCTCTTTCCATACATATATCATAGTGACTTCCTTTTTGTGTAATAATCTATATTTCTATCTGTCTTCTCAATGGCAACAGCTCTATTTAAAACCTTCATGTCAATAGTTCTATCGAGCTTCATCACTTTTATTATATACCCGTTTAAAGAACCAACTTCAATGGATCTGTCAAGTACAGGTATTTCTATTATATACCCTTCTGTTACGACAATAGGCCCAAATCTTATAGCCGTAGTTGAAGGAGTAATCCCTAATGTACTTGAAGTCGATATTATTTCAACATCTATTTCAACAATCACAGAAGAATCAGAAGAAGCAAGGAGCAGATCAGGGGGTATAGAAATTATTTCTACATCAACATCAACTACAATTGTTGGATCAGTGGGAGAGACTGCTAGTGCGATTGTGGCCGATACAATTTCAAGATCAATGTCAACTGTAACTGCAGGGCTTGTGCCACTCGTGATTAAGTTAGCTGTCGCAGATAGGATTGCGATATCAAACGATACATCAGAATCTGTAGGGGTTACTCCTAGACTTACGGAGTTAGGGGCCAGTTCCCAAACACGTATATACTCTTCAGTAATCCTAATGAGATTACCTTCGGAGATACGCCTATGACCTCCTTCGGTAATGCGTTGACCTTCCACGTATTACGCTCCTATAATTTTAGATACTGTAGTTGGTGTTACTACCGCAGCTATTCTTGTATCTAGACCTACCTTAAGTTCAGCTATCATATCTGCACCAAGATCAGCATCAACCCAAGCCTGTACGTCTGCTATAGTGATGCTGTCAAAGGCTACAAAGTCTGACAGATCTGAGGTATCTATTACAGTTTGACCACCTGTTTGTGAACTAACTGGTATCCCTGTGGAATCATTATTGACACCGTCTGTTGCAGTCAATGTCCAATCTACTTTATGAATTACGTCTGCATTACTATCTACTGTTGGATATGTTTCTACATGGGAAACGTCCCATAAATATGTTATAGCCATCTTATCTTCCTCTAGTTGTTGTACTAATATTCCCAATCACCATAGGCTCTGAGACTTACACTTACTGTGTTTGATGTGGTTGTGCCACCTGCATTTGTTACAGCGACTTTCCATGTTTCTGTTTTAGTAGTACTGTATC